GAGCAGCAACTGTATCTTTAGCTGAGGGTGACGTTGTTACTTTCGGTTCTGCTAAAGGAACAGATGACTTCTACGTAGTTGAGTCTCAAACAGGAACAGTTCTTACCTTAAAAGAGCCGTTACGAAAAGCGTTAGCCAACAATGCTACTATCAACCCAGTTGATATTGCTTCTGGCGACACTGGTCGTGAGCAGTTCTTCTATGACCCATCTGCATTAGCCTTAGTTACTGCAGTAATGCCTTCAGTAGATAGCGGTTCAGGCTCAGGTGTTCGTAGAGCAGCAGGCTTCGAGCCAATGAACAATGTGAACTACACATTGACTATCGAAGAAACCAAGTCAGGCGCTGATGTACTTATTGAAGTTCTTTACGGAACTAAAGTATTCAGAGGAGACTTAGGTGGTCGATACATTCGTGGTAACGTAGCTAAAGCGTAAGCTCATAGCAATCAATTATTGGGGTGTGGCTCTTTGGGGTCACCCCCTACTTTTTAACTATACAAAAAAATATTCATGGCGTTCAGCGACTTAACACTTACTAGAAACAATATTGATGCACTAGAAGAGCTAACGTTCAAAGGCGTTAATGTTACTAGTGGAACCACAACGCTCAACCTGTCAGAAAAAGACAACCTAATATTAGGCAAGGCAATTAAGCTCCTTAAAACGGACATCCTTGAAAACCTACGACAATACATAAATGATTCTACGTATAGCACAGAGACTGCATTATTAGATGCGATTCATGCAGCAGACTCAGAGGAGCTTCTTGTTGATTTACTTTCATATAAATTTTTAGAATTGTGGTTTGCTCAAGACGCAACGCACAGAGATAGCTACTCATTCACAAAAGCTGGTAAATATTATAATATGTATAACCAGTATCTTACTGCTAACCTAAGAAGACTCAGCGGATTATTAGCAAAGCCAAAGACTACGCCAAGAGTCAGATTCATGAGCGTATATTAATATGCCAACACTAGGTCAAATATTAACAGATGATTTAGCTTCTAAGTTAAGTGATAATCAACTTTTAAATGATGCACTAGAGTTTACTCGTGACGCAATGGTTGAGTCAATAAAAGACTCTAGTGAATTCGGCTATAGTGCTGATGGTTCATTTTGGAGTCAACTAAGCGATTCTCATGCATCAAAAAAAGGCGGGGACTATACCGCTGATTTAAGATATAAATTTTATGATGGAAATGGTGCAATGGATAACCTGTATGCATCTGTTCAGAGCGATAACACATTTGAATTTGAGTTTGGTGACGATAAAATGAATACATACATGGAGGCTCATCAATATGGATTGTCTAATGGTCGCTCTAGAATGCCAGAAAGAAGATGGGCTCCAAATGAAGCAGATTTAGAATCACCAATGCAACAAGAAAACCTACTGGAAATAGAAAATTTTATAACCGAGTATCTGAACCAGCCCTCAACAGTGTCTGGAAGTCAAATAATATCTTTATAATATGGATAGAAACGCAATACTTAGTGGATACGTAACAAGTTTTAGCTCTTACTCGTCTTCTGACTCTAGAGCTACCGTTGAAAAGGTATTGAAGTTTAGTGGGAACAATTTCGATATTAGGAGGCGTGCAGACATTAAGCGTGAAGTAGTTGTATTTAAATTATTAAATGGAACTACTGAATATATTCTTGATGCTGAAAAACCTAGTGAGTTGAACCAGAGGTTTCAAGCGCTAGTATATATTGAACAGCCCGATTCGCATAGTTTGAAGGACACAATATACGATAGGGCATTAGAAATTAGTGACCAGCTGTTTGATTGGGCAACCACGACATCAGCCTCAGGTATAAATAGTGACCTGTATACCCTAACTCTTATAGGCGTTGATAGTATAGAAGAAAGGGATGGATACTTGTCTACTACAGTAAATTTTCAAAGTATAATTAAAATATCCTAAACCAAACACAAAACAATGGCAAAATTTATATTAGATAAAGTAGCATTATCAAATGCTAACAACTATAACGCTGATGAAGGTGATATAGAGAATGTTGTCGTTGAGGCTTCTTTACCAACTATAGAACCAAATCAAGTCACTGTTGATAATGGACAGGTAATAAACGAGTCTTATACGGTAAACATTGAGATGAGAACTAAATCTACAAATTTATCTGGTAGCAAAAGTAGCGCTATATTATCCAGCGACCACGTTTCTACTAACGGAACACTTCCAGACAAAACTTTTATTAGCTTTGTTGGAGCTACTAATTCTTTCAACATAAAAACTGGTGCTATTTATTTAAATGGTTATCAAGATTATAGTAATGGAAGGGTGGAAACAGTATTAACTGGAACATTAGAAGTTATTAAAGCTACTGACGGTTTAACATCTAGCTAAGGAGGCTTATCATGTCAAAGTTAATTATATCTCAAATAGATGT